GCCCTTGGATAACGCCCTCAAAAAATGAAAAAACCCAGCAGTTACAAGGCTTGTAGCTGTTGGGCTCCTCTTTGGTGATCCATCGGAGATTCGAACTCCGGACACCTTGATTAAAAGTGTGGAATGGAATGTTGGTGCGTGGTAGAAATATAGTGGGTACAGGGTGAAGTAACTCGTTGCGTGGTAGTTGTTCCCCCCCTGTGTCAGAATCTAAAATAGGGCGCGGAACGCGCCTGCCGAATTGCCTTGTTTCGATATGCTGAAAAGTATCTGCGGGCTTCCGTGCGCGCTGAGTATAAAAAGTTAGCAGTCTGTCCGCGATGTCAGCCCCGCGCCGTAGGCGCTTTCCGCCTTGTTGCAGGGGCTTGTTACTTGCTCAAGGTAAAGATGCGATTGAAACGGCGAAAGTGCCTTGTACATAGTTCGTTCACTGAAATTTTACGGTTTATTTCTTGCATTTTTCGAAAAAATATGCTATAATCTAAAAAAATAGATTTTAGTTGATTTTTTAAAGAGATTTTTTATTTCAGGGAACCCCATTCAATTTTAATTTTTAGCGCAGTGCTTTTTTGCACTGCCTTTTTTATTTACTTAAGTTTAATTCATACATTTAGCGTCTTGAATCTCCAAGAGGGGAGTCAAGGCGTTTTTTGTTTATTCAGTTATATCTGCCGACAAGATAGTCGAGCGAGCATTTATACAGGTCAGCAATTTTGACAAGTGTATCAATTGTGGGCTGTTTTAACCCCATTTCATACTGGGAGTATGCAGACCTTGATACATTTACCTTGTCTGCTACTTGCTGTTGCGTAAGACCGCTTTCTTTTCTTAGGCGTTTTATGTTGCTGGTTATGCTTTCTCGAATGTCCATGTGTATACCGCCTTTGCTACTCTGAGTGATATTAATTATACCTCAAAAGCTGAGAAAAAAGAAGCAAAAAAGAGCTTGAAAGAGATAATTGCTACTTAAGTTAGCAAAATGCGGGATATTCGGATTTGCTCGAAAAATCGGTTGCTGATATATTAAATATGCTACTAAAAGGAGCATGAAAGGAGATGATATTATGACGAAGCTCAAACAATTGAACAAATATGAAATGACTGCCCGCATTGTTCGCTATATACCAGAGATAAATCCTGCCTATGTTTCGACTGTCTTGTCTGATACTGGGAAATGCTTTTTCTCGGCGGATGAAGTGGGAAGTTGGATTGTATTTTTTGAAAAGTCGTTGTATCGCTGAGTGGCGAACGAGCATTGTGGTGTATGGTGCAGGGGTTGCGCCCCTCGGAATCCGAGGGGAAACCCGCACAGGCTCAATATTATTACTTGATATTAGCCACAAATATACCTACTTAGGGTTGTTTTATTGACCGCCCTTATTAACTTGATTTAGATAGTATATTAGCAGAAATTGGAGTTGATTTTATGTTTGACAGCATTAGAAAACTATTAAGAAAGGAGAACTATGAAGAAAAGAAAATTGCCTGACCCCATTTGTCCTCTCAATGGTGATATCGTCAGACTTAAGGAAATGGGAAATATTTCAGAGATAATGTACTCTGAAAAGAAGAACACGAACATTTCTATTCAAAGGCTCGATAAAGAACATTATGTTGATAAACGAACTGGAGAAGTTAAAGAGTTTGTTCATATGGATTCGCGTGCAGATGATAAGAACAGTGTGCGTGTAACTCTCGGAAAGCTTAGAGATTTGATTAATACAAATGTGATTAACCCTGAGAACTGTCTGTGGATTACTTTGACATATGCAGAGAATATGACCGATGAGAAAAGGCTCTACAGCGATTTTAAAAAATTCATAATGCGGTTCAGATACAGAGGATATTCGTTTGAGTACATAGTTGCTATGGAACCACAAAATCGAGGAGCATGGCATGCTCATTTGATATTAATATTCAATGGTAAAGCCCCATTCATTCCGAACGATGAAATTTCAGCCCTTTGGGGACAAGGCTTTGTAAAGACTAAAGGATTAAAAAATATTGACAATGTCGGTGCATATCTCACTGCATATCTCGGAGATATGGATTTTGACGAAGCGGTTGAAAGTGGTTTCAATCCAAGTGGATTAGAGACTAAAATTATTGAAAATACAGATGAGAACGGAAAGAAAACAAAAAAGGCAATTGTTAAGGGTGCTCGTCTCCACCTGTATCCGCCGAAGTTCAATATTTATCGCTGTAGTCGTGAAATTAAAAAGCCTGATGTGTCGTATATGCCATACTCCAAAGCAAAAAAAGTAGTCGGCGATTTAACGCCGACTTTCGAGAGGTCTGTTGAAATCTCTGACGATGAAACAGGTTTCAACAACACAATTTACACAAGCCAGTTTAACAAAAAAAGAAAGTAAAGTCAATGAGGTGGACAGCGGGATGATGATTAAAGAGTGCATATCTGATTTTTTAATTGAACAGCAGATTAAAGGAAATTCTCCTGCAACTGTGAAAAGTTATGCCCGCTGTCTTAGCTTCTTTGAACGGTTTCAAGCTCAAAAAAGCTCAAATATTGTCTGTGTGACCGTTTCAGACTGTAAAGCATATTATTTATATCTTTTGCACCGTGATATATCTTCCGTGACCATACAGACATATATTAGAGCTTTGAGAGTGTTTTTATCTTGGTGCTATTCTGAGGGCTACATAAACGAAAATATTCCTGAGCGTTTTAAACTTCCAAAGGCACAGCGAAAAAAGATAGATGTCCTTACCGATTCGGAAATTGAACGGCTTTTTGCGCGTCTTAAAGGTCGGGATTTTTATTCCGTTCGTAACTATTGCATTGTTGCCCTAATGCTTGATAGCGGTTTGAGATTGAATGAGGTTGTAACTCTCAGACGAGATAAAATTCACATTGCAGAGGGCTATGCCATAGTTAACGGAAAAGGCAATAAAGAACGCTTCGTTCCTCTCGGATTGAACAGCAAAAGAGCCTTACTGAGATACTGCTCCATTGTTCCTGCAACGAACATCGAGACACCTTTATTCGTAAAAGACACCTTGATTCCCATAAATCAGAGCACCGTGAAACAGCTTTTCAGGCGTCTGAAAGTTCAGGCTGATATCCCTCGGCTGCACCCTCATTTGTTGCGCCATTCTTTTGCTACACGGTACTTAGAGAACGGCGGGGACATTTACAGCTTGCAGTTGATTCTCGGTCATACCTCGCTCGAAATGGTAAAGAAGTATGTGCACTTGATTCCCTCAAAAACGGTAGTTAATTTTGCTTTTCTCTCGCCCTTGGATAACGCCCTCAAAAAATGAAAAAACCCAGCAGTTACAAGGCTTGTAGCTGTTGGGCTCCTCTTTGGTGATCCATCGGAGATTCGAACTCCGGACACCTTGATTAAAAGTCAAATATGTAGTGCATACACATAGCAAATTGCGGAGAAAAACACAACATATAGTGGTTTGGATGTGTGCAACGGACGATAAATGCTAAACGGAAATCGGGCGTTACTACGGGATTACTACGGATTTTAAGATATCTTCGCCATTTCCTCATGGAGAGTTTTGTCTGATACAAGTGCATAGTATTTTAAGGTCGTGCTGTATTCTTCGTGCCCAAGAATCATTTGTGTAGCTTCGGGTGATACCCCGCTTTCTACCATCATTGTTGCACATGTTTTTCGGCAGCAATGGGGGGATAGACGCTTAACTCCTATCTCTTCAAGGCAGTCGTAATACTTTTTGCGCATGTAGCTCGAGCTGTATCCCTCGCCGTCATCACGGCATACTATTTTTTTACCTTGCTTTGCTACGAGTGCTTCTATATACGGCTTAATCACCGGCAGAACAGGAACATGGCGATTCTCTCCGGCTTCGGTTTTTAGACCACCTATGAGCAAGGCTTGATCCGCTATGTAATCATCCGGAGTAAGGGCGAGTAGTTCAGAAATACGAAATCCCGTGTAAATCAGGATGAGAATGATATCGGCGTATGGGACATTAGCTTGTGCGGCAGCCTTTATCTTTTTCACTTCTTCAGCAGAAAATGGATGTATTTCGTTTTTCTTTTTCTTTGGGAGCTTAACGAATTTAGAATAGTCTTTGTAACAAATGTCTCTCTCCAACGCAAGCGCATAAAGACGCGAAAATGTGATTTTTATATACGAGAGCGAAGTGCCGCTTTGTGCGCTGTATGCATCGATACATTTCTGCATGTCTTCCGTTCTCAGCTCGCGCATTTTGATAGCCTTTACATCTTCGGGGATCTTCTTCCATGCGGCGTTGTAGCAGTCCTTTGATTGCTTAGCCAGGTTCTTATATTCGGCACGGGAGAGCCACAATGTGTGCAAATCATCGACGGTCATATTGATTTCAACTACCGGGTGTTCGAGGTAGTGAGCCAGAGCAGCTTTTGCCTCTTTGCTCGATGCGTAGTGCCCGAGGATTTCCTGCTTTTTAATCATCTTGCCCTGCTCGTCCAGGCTATAACTTGCCGGCAACGCGACGACCCAGGGACGCCGCTTGATATCCTTGCGTTTATATACGCTGCCTTCACCGTTTTCACGCTTTGCCATTAAAAAATCCGCTCCTTTACTTGTGTTTTGCCGGAGCGGATGATATAATAATTATATCAATCCACTCTATACGCATGGTGTGTGTTGATTCTCGAACCCTCGGTGTTCCCGCACCGGGGGTTCTTTTTTTATTTAGCTTAAATCTTTTATCGCGCTCGAAACGTCGTCAGCAATATCAAGCCCCGTCTGATACTTGCCAGTGACCTTGCCGTCAATGAATATAATTGTCGCGCCATATGTAGTGCCGCCGCCTAAATCTCTGCTTGACCAGCCGTAGGTCTGAGAGGTGCTTCCACCAATCTCGGAGGAAGTTGCGAGCTTACCCTCACAGCCGATAATCTTAACGACCTGCTCGTATGTCATGCCGTTTTTTATCTGATTATACTCATCCATTGTGATATACTCGGTCTCGGGTTCCGTCGTTGTCGGTGTGTCTGTGCCGCCCTCTCCGCTTATCGCTATTGCGGCGATGAGAACGAACAGAAGAACAAATACCACGAGAACAATCTTCCAGCCTTTTGACATCTTTGCTCTTGCACCGCAGTTTGGGCAAAACTTTTCTTTCTTGCCGAGCTCGGTTCCGCATTTCTTACACTTCATTTTAATACATCCTTTCTATTATCTGACCGCGCTCAGAAAAGCAACTGCCTTTCCGAGTATACGGACTTCATTCATCTCTTCTTTAGAGTATATCATATCATCGTAGAGTGGGTTCTCGGGTCTGAGAACGACTTTTGAAGGATATTTGTAAACTCTTTTTAATGTTGCTTCTTCGCCAATCAGAACGGCAGCTATCTCTCCGTCTTCTACATCGGGCTGTTCTCGTATGTATACGATATCACCGTCAAATATACGGGCATTTATCATACTGTCGCCTTTGCATTTTAAAGCAAATGTGCCGCCTACAGATTCCGGCATTTCTATATACTTATCAATATTTTCAGTTGCAAGGATTGGTTCTCCGCAGGCTATTGTGCCGAGCAGGGGAATCTTTTTTGTTTTTGGTAGAGGGATGATGTTGTCAGGGAGCTCATCAACCGAATAATTGCCAATATCTCTTTTATACCATTCTCTACCTGATTCAAACATTCCCATTTCGTCAGTTTTTAAGGCAATCCAATTGGGATCAACGTTCAGTGCTTTAGCCAGAGCGTGAATTACGGGAATCTTTATTTTTTCAACTTTTCCCGTCTCGTATCGCTGAATGGTCGATTTGTTCATGAAAAGTTGATTCCCCAAGTCTTCTTGTGTGAGTCCTAATTCTTCTCTGCGCTTTTTTATTCTTGCGCCTATACGTTTGTTGTCATTCATATCCTTTACCTCCTACCTTCAAGAAGAGTATAGCACAAAAATTGCAAAATGCAATAGTAAAGCAAAAAAAATATAAAAAAAGTTGCATTTTGCTATTGACAACGGCGATAATTGTGATAGAATTATAGTTGCAAAACGCAACAGAAAGGAGATGAGAATAATGATAAACTCTCAGAAACTCAAGGGACTTATGCGAGAAAAAAATGTAACTCAGAGAGACCTAGCTGATATTTTAGGCATAACACAGGCGACGTGTTGCTTGAAAATCAACAACAATAGACAGCTGACGTTGAACGAGGCAAATAAAATAGCGGAAACGCTCGGAATATCAGCGTTAGACTTTGGCGCATATTTTTTTGCTTAATTAGTTGCGTTACGCAACAAAAAAGGAGGCGAAGAGATGACAGACCTTGAGCTTGAACGCGCGGAAAACGAAATCCGAGCAAGAAAGAGCGACGGCAAGCACCAAACGAGAATAGCAGTCGTATCAATCTTACTCGGGTGTTTCGCGGGAGTACTCGGGGCACTTTTGGCACAGTGGGTAATTAACACTTTCCTGAAATAAGCCAAAAAATCAAAGAAGTGAGAAAGCCCATAACGCCGCCGCCTAAAATCCCGAAAGAGGCGATAAGCCAATCGTGGCGACGTTGAGCCTTGCGAAGATACATCTCTTTTAATTCTTTCGCTTGCTCAAAATCACCAGTTCCGCGTGGAACGACCTTACCTGTAGCGAGCGTGGGGACATGAACCTTTTGTTCCAAACAAGCACCTCCCTTCGGGTAAAAATATACAACAGATTCTCATAAAGTCAACAAGAAAGGAGATGAAAAGATGAAAAAGTTTGAGACCGCAGAGAAACTTCTGAACGAGCAGCTGCAACTACTCGCCCAGAAGTCAAAAGAGTGTAGGCCTGAAGATTTGGCGGACATAACGCTCGCTATGGTAAGAGTTTTTGAATCTTTGTGTTACCACGCCTGATTATTTAACTTCGGTGCTATTGTTAAGATTCTCAAGAAAGTAAAGATACGTTTTGACGTATAACTCTTTGCGCTTATCAAAAGAATCCCCATCGGAGTGACGAATTTCAGATCTTATGTCATTTTGAAACATTTTTACAAGCTCGAGAGCAATCTCAGAATTGGTCATGATATCACCTCCCTAAAGCCTACAACAAAATTATATCACACAAAAAGAAATAAAACAACCGCATGAAAGGAGCTACACAATGAACAACATATCAACCTTTAACAACCCCGACGGCAAGGAGGTGAAGAAATGAAAAAGTTTGAGACCGAAGAGAAACTTCCGGGCAAGCAGCGGCAACTACTCGCCCGGAAGTCGAAAGAGGGGGGTGTGACTATATGGTGTTAGGTAAAATCTGTTTCGCTATTAACACTGGATGTTTGGTTTTTCAAATTATCATTGTGTTGCGTGCAACTGTGAATGCCGAAAAAAGAGAGAATCGTAAGAACACCGACTATAATTCCAATAATCCGATCGACTTTATCAGCCGAATTCCAGAAAGCCGTTCGTTTCTTGTGCTGCTTGCCGTTTGGGCTGTCGTGGTTTGTGTCGCTATCATCACCACTGCGTGATTCCTCTTGAGTCTTTGAAGCAGGCGCCTGTTGGATGCGGAAATCTTCGATGTTCTGCGCTGCGTTTGGTTCCGATAAAAACGGAATAGCAAGTGCTGTCATCTTCTTTAAAAAATCTTCTGCTTCTGCTTCTGTGAGACTTGAGGAAGAAATTGAAATGTAGCACTGATATGGAGTCTTATACAGAATGCTTTTGGCATCAAGATAAAGGTACGCGGACTCTTCGAGTGCGTTGGTACACAGGAGAGTTATAGACTTAAAAGGCGCACTGTCTGAAAAGTATTTCTTAAATTCCTCTAAAGTGTACCTTGTCTCATCACTTATGTCACGACAGACAACTACGGTAGTTCGATAATTCTCCGATGCCGGAATCAGTGCGGTGTACTCATTTTCAATAGTCTTAAAAAGCTCAAGCAATGAAAATTTTTCGATTCTCCAGGAAGCAGATGCCGGGAGAGTAACATTCGTTGTTTTAGAAACTTGCATGACACACCTCAACATTTTTTGTTTTTAGTATATAAATTTCAAGACCAAAAGTCAACATAAAGGAGCTACACAATGAACGAGTTAATCAAAATCAATTATGAAAGCGACAGACCGACAGTCTTAGCAAGAGACCTGTACGACTTCCTTGAGGTGAAAACAGCTTACAAGGATTGGTTCCCGAGAATGTGCGAATACGGCTTCACGGAAGGCGAGGACTTTTGCTCATTTTTGAGCGAAAGTACCGGAGGTAGACCGGCAACCGACGCACAGCTCACAATCGACATGGCAAAAGAAATATGTATGCTTCAGCGCAACGAGAAAGGCAAGCAGGCGAGGCAGTATTTCTTGCAGCTCGAAAGAGAGTGGAACTCACCCGAAGCGGTGATGTCGAGAGCCCTCAGAATGGCTGAGGAAAGGCTTGAGAGATTCAAAACTATAAACGCTAACCTCTCGGTTCAGAACGCCATTATGCAGCCGAAAGCGGAATATTTTGACGGTCTGTGCGACCGTGAGAGTCTTACCGGAATCAGAGAGACGGCGAAGCTTCTCGGGCTGAAACAGAATGACTTTGTAAAGTGGCTTATAGACCACAAATACATTTACCGCGACAAGCGCGGCAGGCTGATGCCCTATGCGGAGCATGTCGATTCAGGGCTGTTCACTGTCAAAGAGACATACAACGATAAGACCGACTGGACAGGCGTTCAGATGCTTATCACCGTAAAAGGAAAAGAACGCTTTTTGAAAGCGCTCTCGTGAAAGGAGACAAAAACCATGCGTAAAAAAATGGCACTTATGTCAGTCGACGAGGCGTCAATGTACCTGAGAGAGATTATCTACATACCGCCGCATCAGATCCGTCTGCTCGCGAGGGAGGGAAAATGCACCTTCTGTATCGCGATCAAAAATCCGAGCGGGTCGTACTCGTACTACATTAGGCTTGACCGGCTTGAGCAGTTCAAGCGCGGAGACATCGATCTGATGGTGAGCTAAGGGCAAAAACAGAAAGGAGACATCAAAATGACAAAAGGATTTTTAACAATTGCCGCAGTGCTGGCGCTCGTCCTGCTTTTCGCGGCGGCAGCGGTTCCGGAGACAGAACCGATTGCCGCGCCTGAACCGATGGTATCGGCGCAGATACCCACAACACGCTACCGGTTGACCGCAGACGAGCGAGAGCTTATATGCGAGGTTGTTATGGCTGAATCGGGAATCGAGCCGTTTGATGGCAAAATGGCGGTCTCACAGTGCATTTTAGATGCGTGTGAAAAGACCGGCAAACGCCCCGCGGAGATAGTTGAGGAGTATGGTTACACCGACCGCAGGGTAGAACCGAACGCAGAGACGAGGGAAGCCGTCGCCGCGGTCTTTGATGCCGGCGAGACGGTGACAGACGCGAAGATACTTTTCTTCTACGCACCGGCGCTTGTGAGCAGCGAATGGCATGAGTCGCAGATTTATGTCTGCGCCATCGGCGGACACCGATTTTTCGCCTAATAGAAAGGAGATTTAATTTATGAATATTAAAATAGGCGACTTCGTGAAAGGCATAACAAATGACTACGGTATTACAAATACGAAAATGACGCGAGGCGTAGTTACTGACGTACGCGATAGAAGCATAGTGGTGCGAGTGTTAGACCACGATGACGACAAAACTGGCTTCTTTAGAAATGACGACAAAATTGGCGTCTTTACAGTAGACCCGGAAAAGTTTGAGGTTATAGGTCATCAAAAGCAGTTTGACCGTGCGGACGAGTGCGGTGAGCTGGAAAAGAGGGAGATATAACTATGGCTTTAAAATTTGCAATTCAGACAGTTTTTGAATTTGCTGTCGTCGTACTGATAATCTACGGCTTTTGGCATGAGGACAAGCTCATAGCTTTCGAGGATGACCTCAAAGCAAAAATTTTAAACAGAAAGGAGACAAAACGCAATGGGAAATCAGACGACTAAAAGCCCGTTCGATGTGCAGATCCTTGCTGCCAGGCTAAAAGACCTGATGCGCGAAAGCGTGCCGAAAGTCACGCAGAAAGACCTTGCAGCGACGCTCGGCACTGTGCCTAACATGGTATCGGCATATATGCGCGGCAAGAGCTGTCCGTCGCTGCCGATGGCGGTGAACATAGCGCAGTATTTTGATGTGTCAATTGATTATCTCGCCGGCTTGACCGACCATCGGCGGCAGCAAGTAATCGTGTCAGCACCAACACCGACACCGAAGCGCGGGCGTGACCCGTGGCGCAAAATGGCGGTCTGCAACAGCTGTGACTGGCGCAGACGCATGGCAGCTCCGTGCGGCGACTGGGACGGCACAGCGTGCATGTACACCCACGAGACCGGCATCTTTCGCGAATCACCGCCGACAGACGATTACTGCGCATATTACAAAAGCCGCCAACGCTGAGTGGGCAGCGAAGACGGCTGTGCGAAATAACACACTACTAAAATAGCACAACCCGAGGAGGTTTGTCAATATGCCTTACTATCACACTTGCCCTCTTTGCGGAGCCAATCTTGACCCCGGAGAGAGATGCGACTGCACAACATATAACCTTAAGGAGGATTTTGAAAATGTTAGAAATGAAAGTAACTATTGCCCCGACAACAGAACTCGTTACAGTGCTTGACAAGCTCGCGGCCGCTATCAGCGGAGGCAGCAAAGGCCCGGAAACGGTAATCGAGGCACCCAAGGCACCGACAGTGCAGGTAACGCCGCTTCCGGCCGACCCTGCGCCTGCTCAGACTGTCACGCCCTCGGTTAACCCCGTGGCATCAACGGTACCGACCTCTGCGCCGCAGTACACCGTGGAGATGCTCGCGAATGCTGGAACAACGCTCGTTGACGCCGGTAAGATGCCGGAGCTCCTGCAGCTGCTTGCTGACTTCGGCGTCAACGCCATCACGGACCTTAAGCCCGAGACATATGGCGCTGTGGCCGGCAAGCTGCGTGCTCTCGGCGCGCAGATATGAAGGGGGGGAGCATAAGAGATGAAGAATCGTATAGAACTGACGGTACACACCGCCGCAAAAAATGAAAGACGCTGCGTTCAGATTAACGCGGAAGCAAACGCAGTGCTTATGGATCTATATAGGGCAACCGGGCTGCCTGTCGGGTATATAGTATCGCAGATGATTATCCAGGGCGCGAACTTCGTGGACATAGTAGAGGAAGGGAGTTGAGAAATATGCCACCTGAGACACATGCACTGCTGTCAGCTTCATCCGCTGCGCGTTGGCTGCACTGCACCGCTGCACCGAGGCTTGAAGCGCAGTTCCCCGAAACAAACTCGCACTATGCCGAAGAGGGTAGACTTGCGCACGCAATATGCGAGCTCAAAGTGATTAAGCATTTCACCATGCAGATTAAGCCGCGGGCTTTTACGGCAAAGCTCAACAAACTCAAGGCAGCTCCACTCTATAACGACGAGATGGACAAAACCTCTGATTTGTATATAGAGCATTTGTCCGAAAGAGCCATGCAGTACTGCACCCGTCCGAATGTGGCGGCAGAAGTGCGCGTTGACTTCGGCGACTATGTGCCGGATGGGTACGGCACCTGTGACTGTATCATGATAGGCGGAGACACACTGAGCATTGTGGACTATAAACACGGTCAAGGTGTTCCGGTCTCGGCGGAAAACAACCCGCAGATGAGGCTTTATGCGCTCGGTGCGCTGAAACGATACGCGCCGGTGTTCGGAGACACGATCAAGTTTGTCAGCATGACCATTGACCAGCCGAGAATCCAATCAGAGGTCAGCACCGAAACAATAACTGTGGAGGAACTGCGCGCATGGGGCGAAAGCATTAAGCCGATAGCGCAGGAGGCATTCTCCGGCGAGGGCAGATTTTGCGCCGGCGAGTGGTGCCGTTTCTGCCGAGCCCGTGCGACGTGCCGGACCAGAGCGGAACAGAACCTTGCATTGGAAGAATTCAAACAGCACGATATACACACCTTGACGGATGCAGAAATCGGGGACTGCCTCGCTCGTGGAGCGAGCCTTGTGAAATGGTACAAGGATCTCGAAGATTACGCTCTCTCGGCACTTATCCGCGGTGAGTCCATCCCCGGATGGAAAGCCGTTGCCGGAAGAAGTATCAGAACATTCAGTAATCAGGATGCCGCCCTTGCCGCGGCAATTGCCGCAGGCTATGACGAGTCTCTTGTCTATGACCGCAAGCCGAAGACGCTTACCGAGCTCGAGAAGCTCATGGGCAAGGCAGAGTTTGCTGACAAGCTCGGCAGCTTTGTTGTCAAACCGCTCGGGAAGCCTACTCTCGCGCCGGAGTCGGATAAGCGCGAACCATACAGCTCGGCAGCGGCAGACTTTGCGGGTGTTGAAAATGGATAATGCGAAGAACTTCTCTGTACACCACAGTAACGGTGTCGTCGTTATTTATCCGGCGTTTTTCGAGAATGCGCCGAACCCCAAAATCAAAAGCTTATTTGCACTGGCGCAGAAGTGGTTCCGCGCAAATACCGGCGTGATAGTGCGCATGAGTGAACACTTATATATGCGCCGCGAAGATTGTCGAAAAGATGTCGCCGTGGCTAAGAAACGTTACTCCGACCTGTATCAGGCACCGGGATGGGAAAATGGAACCGCGACAACAGACAAGAAGATTATCAGAAAGCAGGAACTTTCGAATAAACGGCTTGCAGAGCAAGTGAAAAAGTGCCTGGCTAAGCTCAAAAAGATTGAGTCCGTGTGCGAAATCTTCAATGAAAAGTTCCGTGAGAACGACTTTCAAATCAATGACTAAATTTACAGGAGGATATATTCATGTATCAGAACATCAAAACAAAAGTACTTACAGGCGAGGTCAGACTCTCTTACTGCAACCTCATTACCGCGCGTGCTGCTAAGCAGGGCGGAGACCCGAAATACAGTGTAACTCTGCTGATTCCTAAGACGGACACCGCGACCATCGCAGACATTCAGGCATCAATGCAGGCAGCGTATGATGACGGTGTAAGCAGCAAATGGGGTGGAGCGCATCCGGCGCCCAAGACACTGCTCCACGACGGCGACGGGCTGCGTGAATCCGGGCTGCCCTATGGCGATGAGTGCAAAGGTCACTTTGTTATCACGGCATCAACCAAGAACAAGCCGCAGGTTGTCGGTATCGATAACATCAACTGCGAGCTTGCGCCGTCGGATATTTACAGCGGAATGTACGCTCGTGTAACCGTAAATTTCTTCCCGTATGACAGCGCAGGAAGCAAGGGCGTCGGATGCGGTCTCGGCAATGTGCTCAAGACTCGTGACGGAGAGCCCCTCGGGGGAGGAGCCTCCGCCGCCGCAGACTTTGAGGGTCTCGGTCAGAGCTTTGCCATAGCACAGCCCGCAACCAATGCATTTGTACCTAAAATAAACCCGATAACCGGACAGCCTATGTAAGGAGATAGAAAAAGAAATGGATCATTTAAGTATCGACCTCGAGACATTCTCAAGTGTGCCGATAGCTAAAGCCGGTGCTCAAAAATATATAGCGAGCCCGGATTTCGAGATCCTGCTTTTCGCCTATTCTCTCAACGGCGCTCCGTCCGTGTGCTGTGACATAGCACAGGGCGAGCTTTTGCCCGACTGGGTATTGGATGCGCTGTGCGATCCTCAGTGTCTGAAACACGCATACAACGCAGCGTTTGAATGGGGCTGCCTCTCCAAGTTTATGGGGAGGCAGCTGCCTCCGGAACAGTGGCGCTGCACCATGTTTCACGGGCTTTATGCGGGATACCCTGCGGGGCTTGACGCCGCAGGGCGCGCTTTGGGTCTGCCGGAGGATAAGCGTAAACTCAGCACCGGCAAAGCATTGATACGGTATTTTTGCGTGCCCTGCACGCCGACAAAAAGCAACGGCGGCAGGCGCAGAAATCTACCGAATCATGACCCGGCGCGCTGGGAGCTGTTTAAGGAATATAACGCCCAGGATGTGACGACCGAAATGGAAATCGAACGGCGTCTTTCTCTGATTACCGTGCCGGACTGGCTGCAGAGGCAGTGGGAGACAGATCTCCTCATCAATGCCCGAGGCGTAGCTGTGGACATGGAAATGGTGAGCGGCGCGCTTGAAATTGGCGCAACCGTGCGCGAACGACTGACACAAGAGGCGGTTCGAATATCCGGCCTGAATAATCCGAACAGCGTGCAGCAGCTCTCCGCCTGGCTTGAGCAGGAGACCGGGGAAGAGGTTACAGACCTGCGGAAAGATACTGTTGCAAAGATGATAGCGCAAGCACCGGATATCCCGGGGGTGCAACGTATGCTTGAGATAAGGCAGGAACTCGGTAAGACGAGCACGAAAAAGTATGATGCGATAGAGCAGGCCGTATGCCCTGACGGGCGTGTTCGGGGGCTGCTGCAATTCTACGGCGCCAACCGGACGGGCAGATGGGCAGGGCGCTTGGTGCAGGTGCAGAACCTGCCGAGAACATACACACAGCCTCTTGAACTCGCGAGAAATCTCGTAAAGCAGCGCAAACTTGACAATTTGAGACTGATTTACGGCAGTGTGCCGGATACGCTGTCACAGCTGATACGCACTGCATTTGTTGCGTCGGACGGTAATGTCCTCATCGATGCAGATTTCTCTGCAATAGAGGCGCGCGTAATATCGTGGCTGGCGGGGGAACAGTGGCGGCTCGAGGTTTTTAAGACCCACGGCAAAATTTACGAAGCGTCAGCTTCACAGATGTTCGGCGTACCGATTGAAAGAATAAAAAAGGGCAATCCGGAGTACGCCCTGCGGCAAAAGGGCAAGGTTGCGGAGCTCGCTCTTGGATATCAGGGCGGAGCGGGTGCATTGATAAATATGGGCGCTCTCGATATGGGTATACCCGAAGATGATTTGCCCGATATAGTGCAGCGCTGGCGCGACACAAACAAGCGCATATGCGACCTTTGGTACAAGATGAATTCCGCCGCGGTGGAGGCAATAAGTACCGGATGCAGCGTCGGCGTCGGAAGGCTGCTTGTGTCTTGTGAATATGATGCTGCGCACGAGGTCGAGTATCTGACTGTTCTGCTTCCGAGCGGGCGAAAGCTGTATTATAACTCGCCGCAGATTGGAGAAAACAAGTGGGGCGGACCGTCCATTTCATATATGGGCATGGATCAGACCACAAAGAAGTGGAAACGCATCGAGACCTACGGCGGGAAGCTTGTTGAGAATTGCGTTCAAGCTGTTGCGCGCGATTGCCTGGCGCAGGCTATTGAAAACCTTGAGAAAGAGGGCTTGCCGGTCGTATTTCACATCCACGACGAGGTTGTTATAGACTGCCGTGCGGACACTGCAACGCTTGACGATGTCGTAAATATAATGAGCCGACCGATACCGTGGGCACCAGGCTTACCGCTCAACGCTGACGGCTGGGTCGGGGGATTCTTCAAAAAAGATTAACGGTCGAGGAGAAAACGATATGCAACATGACCGAAAAATAACCATATCTTACGGTGCAAGCAGGCGCGCCACCGTGTGGAATCCGCAGACCCTGCTTGTATCGGAACTGTGGGAGAAGCTAAAAGTGCCGGCACGAGGCACAGAAAGCCTTGCAGAGTATATGAACCTCAAGAAGGCGCAGCAGGATGACCTGAAAGATGTCGGAGGCTTTGTCGGCGGTACGCTGCTCGGCAACCGCCGCAAAGCAAATAATGTTCAGGGCAGGGATGTTGTCACGCTTGACCTCGACAGCATACCCGCGGGGCATAAGGATGACGTGCTGCGTCGTGTGGATGCACTCGGCTGCGGCTATTGCGTGTACAGTACGCGCAAGCATCAGCCGGCGGCACCGAGACTCAGAGTGCTGTTGCCTTTAGACCGCACAGTGACTGCGGATGAATATGAGCCGATAGCTCGCAAGATGGCGGAGCTTATCGGACTTGAATTCACAGATCCCACGACTTTTGAGCCGAGCCGGCTGATGTATTGGCCGAGCTGCTGCGCGGACAGCGAATATGTCTATCTCGTGGGGGACAAGCCGTTTGCGTCTGCCGACGGCGTGCTTGCCCAATATTCGGACTGGCACGATGTGTCCCTATGGCCGGCTCTGCCGGGGCAGCAGGCTTTCACGAAGTTAGCAGTCAAGCAGGGTGACCCCGAAGATAAACACGGCACTGTGGGTGCTTTTTGCCGCGTTTACGACATCCCACGGGCGATGGATGAACTCATCCCCGGAATATATGAGCCTGTTGACAGCGCTCCCGGACGATATACATACCTCGGAGGCTCTACGACCGGAGGTGCGGTGCTGTATGACGATGGCAAGTTCTTATACAGCCACCACGCCACCGACCCCTGCGGCGGTCGCCTTGTCAATGCTTTCGACCTCGTCCGCCTGCACAAGTACGCTGAGTTGGATGATGAAGCGCAGCCGGGCACTCCGACAAACAGGCTGCCGTCCTATCTCGAGATGTGCAAATATGCCTGCGGTCTGAAAGCCGTTGCGACACTTATGGACCGTGAGCGCTATGAGAGCGCAGTCAAAGACTTCGAGGGCGTCGCAGCGGACAAAGAAGAGGACGCTGTTGACTGGATGACACTACTTGAGAAGAATGTACAGACCGGCGCCATAAAGGGCACGATAGACAATGTGCGTATAGTGCTCGAACACGACCCTCAGCTTGTCGGAAAGTTTGCACTCAACGAGTTTGCCGGGCGCGGAGAGGTGCTTGGGGCGCTCCCTTGGGATAAGCGTGACAAGCGCAGGCTGTGGGACGATAACGACAATGCCGGCTTGTACTGGTACCTCGAAAAGGTCTACAAGATAACAGGCAACGGAAAGATAGACGGTGCGCTTTCGCTCCATTCAAATTCGCACTCATTCAATGACGTAAAGGATTATTTGCGCGGCCTGATTGGTAAATGGGATAATGTCCCTCGTTTGGATAGTCTCTTCATAGACTACCTCGGCGCAAAGGACACGGCATACAACCGCGCCGTAACCCGCAAGGCGTTTACTGCGGCTGTTGCCCGTGCAATGACGCCCGGATGCAAATATGACAGCATGGTGATTCTGACCGGACCGCAGGGCATAGGAAAGAGTACGCTGCTCGACAAAATGAGCCGCGGATGGTTCAACGACAGTATACGCACCTTTGAGGGCAAAGAGGCATCGGAGCTGTTGCAGGGAGTTTGGCTTGTGGAGGTATCGGAGCTTGATGCTTTCCGCCGTACAGATGTCAGCCGCATTAAGCAGTTTTTGAGCCTTCGGGCGGACAGATTCAGAGCGGCATACGGGAGAAATGTCAAAGAACTGCCGCGCAGTTGTATATTCTTCGGCACGACGAATAACTCCGACTTCCTGCAGGACACCACCGGCAACCGCCGTTTCTGGCCGATAGACACGGGCGAACAGCAGCACCGAAAGAGCGTCTGGAAGGATCTTGACAACGAACGCGATCAGATATGGGCTGAGGCTCTTGTGCGGTGGCAGGCGGGAGAACCGCTGTATCTGTCAGGAGCGATAGAAGAGGCCGCAAAAGCCAAGCAGGAAGAGCACCGCGAGACATCAAGCAGAGAGGGTATTATCCGTGAGTTCCTCGAACGCAGAGTGCCGGAGGATTGGCAGTCGTGGCCAGTCGAGCGGAGGCGGATGTTCTTTGATGATTCTATCGCGGGAAAAGAAAATTTGCATCTTGTGCCGCGAGACCGTGTGTGCGCACTTGAAGTGTGGTGCGAGGCATTCGGCGGAAGTATCAAAGAAATGAAAAATTCTGATACCCGAGAAATAAACGCCATAATAGCAGCCACTCCGGAATGGCGAAAAAATGAAAGGGTTTTACGATTTGGGTGCTACGGTGTACAGCGTGGATTCACTAAAAAATCGCCGTAACAATTGCGCGTAACAAACGGTGTAACATATGATTTTTAGGCATTTTTTGAAGAAAATGTTACGTGTAACAAAATTTTTGAAAAAGCAGGCTTTTGTTACATTGTTACATCGAGTGTTACAACCGAAACCATTGAAAATTAAAGATTCTTAGATAATTGTAACATTGTAACATTTATTACTAAAGATTAGTAAATTAGAGGGTTAGAGAGTAAAAAAACTCTCTAATCCACCTGATGTGTACATGTTACGTGTACATGTACACGCGACGCGCGAAAGGAGCTTAAAAATGACTTGTTCTGAATGGTTGAAAAATGAGCTTGACTCGAGTTTAGATCCGGTGCTTTGCGACACGATACGCGCAAAAGCAAAGGAGCTCGGGTACAGTAAGCGCGAGCTCAAAGAAGCTCGAGTTAAATTAGGTGTGAAAACCTTCCATCTCATAAATGAGGATAGTGAGACAAATTGGTTTTGGTATCTGCCGGAGGAGGGAAACAATGCTTGAGAAAGAAATAGAACAGTACTTCTGCAAGGCGGTAAAAACGCGGTTGAGCGGTTGGCCGCTGAAGTTCACAAGCCCCGGCCAAAATGGTATGCCGGATAGGATTGTGCTTCTCCCGGGCGGAAAGATTTATTTTGTGGAGCTTAAAGCCCCCGGCAAAAAGGCACGAAAGCTGCAGGAGCATGTGCATCAGGAGCTGAGCACTCTCGGCTTTCCGGTACGGCTGATTGACAAGAGGGAGGCAGCCGACGATTTCGTAAGAGAGGTGCAGGCAGGTGGAATATAAGCCGCATAACTACCAGGCATACTGCATCGAGCGCATAGTGAATGATGAGGCTGTCGGCTTATTCCTGCGCCCCGGACTCGGCAAAACATCCATAACGCTGTCCGCAATCAACATCCTGAAGTACTATCGTTGGAGCATTTGCAAGGCGCTTGTAATCGCGCCGAAAAAGGTTGCAGAGGGAACATGGAGCAAGGAGGCGGCGAAGTGGGATCACCTGCAGCATCTTCGAGTCGTTCCTGTTCTGGGATCCGGCGCAAAGCGCATCCGTGCGCTGAACACGCCTGCCGACGTGTATGTTATCAACAGGGAGAATACAGCCTGGCTGGTTGATTATTACAAGCAGGATTGGCCGTTTGACATGGTGGTGCTTGATGAAAGCACGAGCTTCAAAAACGGCAGCAGCAAAAGATTCAAGGCGCTGAAGCTTGTACGCCGCTTTTTCAAAAAGACGGTACTCCTTACCGGCACGCCGTCATCACGCAGCCTAATGGATCTGTGGGCGCAGGTCTGGTTACTTGACCAGGGCGCGCGGCTGGGTAAAAACATCACGCAATTCAGGACACGATACTTCGATGCCAACACGCACGGCGGGCACTTTACGGAATACACCGCTAAAAGCGACGCGGAGTCGGCGGTGCTTAACGCCATAAGCGATATTTGCGTGTCGATGCGAGCGGAGGATTACCTTGAACTGCCGGAGTGCATAGAACACGAGATACCGGTCGTGCTTGATGCGAAGACGCGCAAAGCATACCGCGATTTTGAAAAGAATTTGCTTTTGGAGATTAACGAGGATGTCATAACAGCCAACACCGCCGCGGTGCTGACAGGGAAGTTGCTGCAGTTTTGTGCCGGCGCGATGTACGACGATGAACGGCGTGTGGTACATATTCATGCTGCGAAATTAGAGGCGTATCTTGAATTGATCGATAGCCTTAACGGAGAGCCTTGCATAACTTTTTACGGATATCAGCATGACCGCGATCGTATACTTGCAGCGCTTGGAAAAACAAAGCTGCGTGTATGCGTTTACAAGGGCACTGAGGATGAGAACGCGTGGAACAGCGGCAAGGTTGATGTGCTGCTTGTGCACCCGAGCAGCTGTGCCTATGGGTTAAACCTGCAAGCAGGCGGCCGGCACATAGTGTGGTTCACGCCGAACTGGAGCTTCGAGCTTAACGACCAGGGCAAGTGCAGATTGTGGCGGCAAGGCTCCCCATACGACAAGGTCTATGTGCATTATCTCATAGTGCAGGGTGGAGTAGACGAGGACGTTATGACCGCAATTAGAGATCGAGCTACAACGCACGACACGGTTATGCGCGTGCTGCGGGCGCGAATACAAAAAGTGGAGGACGGTGACAGCGGTGGCTGACGTATTTATCTGCCCGGACAAGAACTGTGTGTGGCTGATTAAAACAGGTGGTGAGAGGCCGCTGTGTCCGTTCAGAGGCTGCTTGAAGCCCAAGCCAAAGAAAACTACCGGCAAGAAAAAGGAGGCAGTTAAATGACCCTGAAAGAGCTGTCACAGCTGTACTATCTCGACCGCGAGATAAAACTTGACCGAGAGCGGCTGGCGGAGCTGCGGTCAGACCTGATGAATCCCAAGAGCCCGAGCTACGACGGTATGCCGAAAAGTCCAAATCCCGATCCTGCAATGGAGCGTTGCGTAGCGGAGATAGCCGATCTCGAAGCTATAATCCAGGCTAAAATCGAGCAGCGCATATATGAGCGCAGCCGACTTGAGCGCTACATATCGGATATTCCCGACAGCCTGACCCGGCAGATATTCACGCTGCGATTCGTGGATGGCTTGAAGTGGGAAGAAGTGGCAGACAAAGTCGGAGGGCATAATACGGGGTACAGTGTCAAGAAAATTTGCTATAGGTTTATAGCGAAGAACTGATTTTGTCCCATATGTCACGCGCACATATGGTTAAATATAACCTGAAGAATATTACAGATATTCTATTCTTCATTTTTATGTCCCCTTTCACCACGCCTGCCCCGCGGCGTCATAAATAGCGGGGCTTTTATGCGGAGCTTTCAGGCGATATGCGCATAAGCGCATTAAAGGTTCGAGCCCTTTGCTCCGCTCCAAAAGCCCGTGTGTACAACGGGGATGTGTGGGTTACGCCACAAGCTCGGTACGTCAGACCATCCGCACCTCTCAGCGACGTGTCCCAGGGTGCCAAATCCGAGCAATTTAGGTTATCAAAAGGCTCATTAGCCTTTGTATAGGAAGCGTTACGACGTTTCCTTAGTTTAGTTTTTATGCCGCCAAGAGAGCGAGGAAGCGCGAGAAGTTAAGTATCGGGCGTTCCGGGACGAATCGGGCGCACAAGTTTGCGGACGGTAAAACGATGGCTGATGAAAAGACGCAGCTCGGGCGGCACATATGGTGGCATACGGTTATCTTCGGGGCTAATGTACCCCGAAGGCGCGCTTCGATTCCGACTTTGCACACCTATAGGTTAGTTTCTTCCCGTTGGTTGTCGGTGGTTATTCGGTTGTCGGATAGCCGCCGACAACGCTTTTAAAAATTCAGGTGATAACATGGAGATAATCACAAAAAAGCAAAAGACTTAAAGCCATATGAGCGAAACCCTCGCAGAAACGATGACGCGGTCAAATATGTCGCCGAAAGTATAGAGCGGTAATTCAAGATTCCTATAAAAGAGAGGTGGTGACATGGCAGAAAGGATTGATAATCTCGGGGATAAAAAACACAAACTAACAGCCGACGATCAGTCAAAGGGCGGGAAAAAGTCCGGGCAGGTCAGAAGAGACAAGCGCGACATAAAAGAGCTTGCGAGAGCTGCCATGTCGCTGTATCTGACAAGCGGCAAGCCGTCGGATATAAAATGCCTCGAAGATTTAAAGGGCAAGGACGGCAAGAAAAAGAACATATCGGTGCAAGAAGCGATGGTATACGCACAGATTCAGCGGGCGCTGAAAGGCGATGCCGTCGCTTTTAAGTTACTGATAGAGCTTATAGCCGAAAACGGCGGACAGCAGCAAGGCGACTTGTCAGCGCTCTACAAAGCATTGGACGGTGACGACAAATGCGAATAACAACACTGTCACCAAAGCAAAAAGAGATAATGCGCTGGTGTCACGGCGCACACAAAGATGACTATGACGCTATAATCTGTGACGGCGCAGTCAGAAGCGGAAAGACAGTTTGTATGATAATGTCATTTATCCATTGGGCAATGCGATACTTTGACGGTCAGACTTTTGCGATATGCGGAAAGACGGTGCAGTCCGCAGAAAGAAACATAATAACGCCGTTACTCGGTATGACCGATGTAAAAGCATATTTTGAGCTGCATTATAAGCGGTCAGAGAAGCTGCTGACGGTGACGAGCGCGGGCAAGGTCAATTATTTTTATGTGTTTGGCGGTCGAGATGAGAGCTCGGCGGGGCTGATACAGGGCTTGACTCTTGCGGGGGTGTTGCTAGATGAGGTCGCGCTGATGCCGAGATCGTTTGTGGAGCAGGCTCTTGCACGTTGTTCCGTTTCCGGGTCAAAATACTGGTTTAACTGCAACCCCGATAGCCCTGCGCACTGGTTTTATGAGGAGTGGGTAACGAAGCCGGAAGAAAAGCGCGTTTATCACATCCACTGTCTGTTGACGGACAACCCGTCACTGACGGACGAGATACGTGAGCGATATTTTAGGCTTTACCCGTCGGGAGTGTTTTATCAGCGGTTTATTTTAGGTCTGTGGGTAGCGGCAGATGGGCTTGTTTACGATGTCGATGTCAACAGTTTAATTGATGATACCGTCCCGGAACAGGGGCGTTATTTTATATCTATCGACTATGGCACATTGAATCCGTTTTCGGCGGGTCTGTGGTGCTTAAACGGCAAGACGGCGACGCGCATTAAAGAGTTTTATTATGACGGTCGCAAGCGACAGAGACAAATGACCGACGAGGAATATTATGCGGAGCTGGAAAAGCTTGCGGAGGGGTACGATATTGAGAAGATAATCGTTGACCCGTCCGCCGCGAGCTTTATAACGTGCATACGCAAGCACGGCAAGTTTGCGGTCAGAAAAGCAAAAAATGATGTTATTGACGGTATCCGCGTGACCTCTGAAATGGTCAAAGGCGGCGTTATAAAGATAAATTCGAGCTGTCAGGGCATAATCAAGGAATTTGGTATGTACCGTTGGGACGATAAGTCAACGGTTGATAAGGTCGTTAAGGAATATGACCACGCGATGGACGATATGCGATATTTTTGTTATACGATTCTGCGGCGTGAGCTGCGTTGGATGGGATATAGGGGTGATAAGGATGACAAGGATTAAACGGTGGATATGCGATAAGTATCTGCCCTCTTATGCCCGCGAGAGTGCCGCAGAGGAGATGCGCAGACTCAAGGCAAGGATATTTGACCTTGAAAGTGAAAACGCCCGTCTGAGGGCATATATCGAGGGATTTGAGCGCGGTACGCGGCAGATGCGCAAGATAATCATCAACACGGGGGATAAGAAATGAGTGTAATATCTGCACTGCTTAACTGCAACAAAATATATAACTTTTCCGATGCTTTTGGAGTCAAGGACATAACAACGGCGGAGATGCAAGAGGCTATAAAGCTGTGGCTTACAATGTATTTTGACCACAAGGACAAAGACCTTGACGACTGTCAGAGACTCCCGGTGCTTATAGTCAATAAGCTTGTAAAAACGGCTTTTTCGGAGTATTCCGCGAGTTCGGAAAATACATTTGCGCAGTCGGTGCTTGAGGACATTGAAAAAACGAGGCGAGCGGCGTTTCAGCAGATGTTAATCTCCGGCGAGTGCCTTATAAAGCCCGTGCCGACCGCTGACGGTTTTATATTCGTGCCGATACGGCGTGACTGTTTTGTTCCACTCTCACGCAACGAGCACGGGGAGCTTACGAGCGTGGGCACAGCAGAGCTGACAGTGGAGGGCGGCGACTATTACACATTGCTTGAGCGCAGGACGGCGGGCAATGTGTTGACTATCGAGACGAAACTTTTCCGCTCCGGCGATGCCGGAACTTTAGGAACAGAGGTGCCGCTTGCGTCGCTTGCTAAATACGCAAAATTACAACCTATAATGCAGTTGCCCGTTGCTGGGCTGGGGCTTGCGAGCCTTAGATCGCCGCTCTATAACACGGTTGACGGGTCTTTTGACGGCGTATCAATATACGCTCCTGCCGCTGACCTTATCGCGAGGATAAACCGCAATGAGCAACAGCTGTGCAGCGAGTTTGAACTCGGCAGAGCGCGAATAATGGTATCTGACGACCTTATAAAGCGCGACGGCAACGGCAATAAGCGCATTGTGGATGATGTATTCACACGGTTTGACGGCGACCCGCAGGACTTCGGGCTGACGATATTCTCACCCGCGTTCCGCGAGCAGAGCTATCTTGCAAGAAAAACGGAGTATTTGCGCAACATCGAGAGCCTTATTGGTTTTAAGCGCGGCATTCTGTCGGATGTCGAGTCCGCAGAGCGCACGGCGACGGAGATTACATCCTCTGACGGCGACTATAACCTTACGATTATCGACTTGCAGAGCGCGTGGACGCAGGCGGTCAGAGACTTGCTTGTAATTTGTTCTGCGCTTGGCGAGATTTACCGCGTAAACGGGCATAGCACTATTGACCCGGACGAGGCGGTACTTGACTATGGCGACGGCGTACTTTATAACCGCGACAAGACATGGAATGAGTATGTCGGTATGGTGCAGATGGGCTTGATTAAGCCCGAGATAGCTGTAGCGTGGTATTTTGAGGAGCCGTGCAAGACTCCGGCGGATATCGAAAATATCCGTGCAAAGTATATGCCGGAAATAGAAAGCTTGACGCAAAGCGGTGATGAATAATGCTGTCGCCCGAAAAGATAGACGCGCTGAATGTGCTTGCCGGACAGGTCATTGACCCGGTAACGGACTATTTGCTTGCCGATATAGCCCGCAGGATAGCGCAGGCGGGCGAAATAACATCAACGGCGGGATATCAGATATGGAAAGCGCAGCAGCTCGGCGCGAGTCGAAAAGAAATAAAAAAGCGCGTGGCGGAGCTGTTGAAGCTGTCGAAAAACGAGACGGAGAAGCTTTTTAAACAGTCGGCAAAAGACGGATATCAATTTGATATGTCACATTTGCCGACCGAGTCAATACCGTTTGAAAAAAACGACAGTCTGCAACAGATAGTTTCCGCTGCTGTCGAGCTTGCTAAAGATGATTTTACAAACATCACGCAGACGATAGGCATGATTGACCCATACGGCAATGAATTACCGCTATACAAGGCATACAATGCGTGTTGCGATTACGCTTTTAAGCAAGTGTTTACAGGCGCGACGGATTATAACACGGCAGTGCGGCAGGCTTGTAAAAATCTGTATGATAAAGGGCTTGTCGCGGTTGACTATCAAAGCGGCGCAAGAACATCACTTGAGGCTGCCGTGCGTCGTAATATCATGGGTGGTCTCGGGCTTATGCAAGAGAAAATAAGCGCCGAAGATCATGACAAAATGGGCGCGGACGGCTGGGAGATATCCGCACACGCCGCGAGTGCTCCCGACCATGAGCCGATACAGGGCAAACAGTACAGCGACGCGGAGTATCAAAAGCTTAATGATAGCCTTGTGCGTCGTATCGGTACGCTTAACTGCGGTCATGCCGCTTTCCCGATTATCTTAGGCGTGTCGAAGCCCGTATATGCCGCAGAACAGCTTGAAGATTTTAAGCGCAAAAACGCGGAGGGCATAACCTATGACGGTAAGCATTACACAACATACGAGGCAACGCAAATGCAGCGCCGACTTGAGCGGTCAATCCGCAAGTGCAAGCGCGAGATAACCGTCCGCGAGGCGGCAGGCGATGAGGAAAGGCTCAAACTCGCGCAGGTGCGTTATACCCGATTAAATCAGGAATACGCCCGCTTTTCAAAAGCCGCAGGGCTGAGAACACAGACCGAACGGTTGCGGATTGCCGGATTTGATTATAAGCAGGGCAAGATTGCGGTAAAAGCGGTAGAAAAAGCCTTAATAAGTGTTGAAAAACCAGAAAATAGTGGTATAATAGAAACGAAAAGTCTAACCATTAAAACACCAATTGAACAGCGACATACGGGACGAGGCAATCCTAACGCAATTTTGCAGTTCGGAACATCTCTTAACAACAGGCAAAAGCTGTTGCTGGAACAACTTCCCGAATTCGACAACCGTATAACAGTACCGAAAAAAAGCGTTAAAATGAGTGATTTGACGGCGCTTACGGCGATAACAGGCAATGAATTTGCATTATTTACCAAGGGCAACAGCAGGTTGCTGATTCGTGGCAACACAAAAATGGTCAATATTGGTATTGAAGATGCGAAGATTCTTGCAGCTGAGGGATATAGGTGGAGCGGTCATACCCATCCAGGAACGGAGTTCATTTGTATGCAACCATCGGATGGGGACTATGCAATACTTGAATGTTTCGGTCAAAGTAGTTCGGTGATATACAATTCAAAAGGTGATTTCAGAATTTTTCAGAGAGGAGGCGATTGATGTGCGTAACTTATTTGATGTGCATGAACATGAGATTGAGGACTATTGTTTGAAAAACGGTCTCAATTTTACGAGATTGAAAAGTATGCCTAAATGTTGGGGAAAAAATGACGTTTGGGTACAATATCATAGTGAAAAAAGTGGACTCAACGGGCTTAAAGAGGAAATACCCGCACCGGTCGTCTTGAAAATATGTAAAAAAAACGGAAAACTATCTTTTGAACAAACCGAATATACACGAAAATATTTAACATAAAATTGTAATAATTCAATAATTACAGCGTTTTGCAGTCAAATGCAGGACGCTGTTTTTATATCCCGATATTAATGCCGCCCTGATGGCGGTGTTTTTATACAATTTCGATGCGGACAGATTCCGCAGAAAGGATGAACCAGATGTTTATTTTTTCAAGAAGATTAAAGCTGTTCCCGGAGGGCGAACCCGGCGCAGGTCAGACCGACCCGACACCGAGCACACCGCCCGCGCCTACAACAGGCAAGACTTTTTCCGAAGATTATGTGCACGATCTGAGGAACGAGGCAAAGGGTTACAGAACGCAGAACAAAATCTATGAAGCAGCACTCCGAAAGGCGCTCGGCGTGGCTGATGGCGAGGAGCTGGGCGATATCGATAATCGCATATCTTCGCGCGAGCAGGCACAGCAGACCGCCCTTGCAAATGCCCTTAAACAAGCGAATGACCGTCTTATCGAGGCGGCAATCGGCTCAAAAGAGGGTTATGACAAAAAGCTGCTCTCAAAAATCATCGACCGCTCGAAGCTTAAGGTAAAGGACGACCTTACCATTGACGGACTCGATGATGCAATTAAAGCCGCCGAAGAGGAATTTCCGGCGGTAAAGGTAAACGCCGCGCCGCCTTTTGCGGCAGGCACGGGCACAATGCCCATTGGAAGCAAATACACCCCCGAAGAGGCGGCAATAAGAGCCGCTATGGGACTCAAGATTGACTAAGGAGGTCAAATTTAATGGCAAATAGTATAGCACTTGCAAAACAGTTCGTGGCAATGCTTGACGAGGTTTATAAGGTTGCGTCGCTTACTTCCGACCTTGACGGCGCAGCAGAGCTTGTCAGAGCCGGGGCAAACGCCAACGAGCTTATAATCCCCAAACTCAGCATGAGCGGTCTCGGCGATTACAGCCGTAACAGTGGTTATGTTGACGGTGATGTCACTCTGACCAATGAGACCGTACAGTGCAACTTTGACAGAGGTAGGATGTTTACGGTTGACAACATGGACAATCAGGAGACCGCAAATATCGCCTTCGGCAGACTCGCGGGCGAGTTTATCAGAACAAAGGTCGTCCCCGAGCTTGACGCTTTCCGTTTCGCGAAATACGCAGGCATTACCGGCATATCCAAGGTTGCCGCCGGTGCGACTCTTTCCGATGGCGCGGCAGTAATTACCGCACTCAGAGCCGCAATCACCAAGATGGACGAGGACGAAATCCCCACCGAGCAGAGATATCTTTACATTACTCCTACCCTGCACGGACTTGTACAGGATATGGACACCACCAAGAGCCGCGAGGTACTTACCCGTTTTGCTAAGGTTGTCGATGTCCCGCAGTCGAGATTTTACACCGCGATTGCGCAGAAATCCGGTAAAATCATCACCACCGGTCAGGGCGACGGCGCTTCTACCGTTGACGAGACCGCAGGCGGTTACGCAAAGGCAACGGGCGCAAAGGATATCAACTTTATGGTTATCCACAAGCCCGCCGTTATCCAGTTCCAGAAGCACGTCGCGCCGAAGTTTATTTCGCCCGACCAGAATCAGACCGCCGATGCGTGGAAATATGGCTATCGCAATGTCGGTATCGCCGACGCCTACGAAAACAAGGTTGCAGGTATCTATCTGCACCACAAGGCGTGAGGTGACGCGATATGACGGTAATAGGTCTTATTTTTCCCGAAGAGGAAAAGAAATTCCGCTGCGACATCTGCGGTAAGGAATACAAGGGCGAGACTGCGCTTGAAAAGCATAAAGCGGAGAAGCACGGCAAGGAGTGAGCGAATTGCAGTACGCAGAATATGACTTTTATTTAAACGACTATCTCAAGGGGCGCGAAGCGGCTTTAAACAAGAGCGATTTTGACTTTTACGCGGTCAAAGCCACCAAGGTTATTGAACAGTACACGTTTGGGCGTGTCGAAACAGTGACCGACGATGTCAAAAATTGCTGTTGCGAGCTTGCCGAGAATATGCAGGCAGAGGCAAAAACCTCCGAGCGCAGCGGCGTAACATCCGAAAAAGTCGGTGATTATTCCGTGTCTTACGCGTCGGCAGCGGACGAGCGCACCGAGAGAAGCGCGGAATGTCGTCATATTCTGCGTCTGTGGCTCGGGAACACGGGTTTGCTGTACAGGGGGTAAAGATGTATACCAACGCAAAAGCAACCGTATACCGCCTTTTAAACGGCAAATATGAGAGGTTATATTTGCCCGCCGTCTTTTGGAGTGCGAACACAAGCGCGACGACCGGGAAAACGGGCACGACGAAAAGCGACGCGCTGGCGGTTTATGTCCCGTCCGAGTTGCACCTTACACCGCAAAAAGACCTTATAATCAAGGACTCTGTGTCTCTGACGATTGACAATTCGTCCGATGAGGCGCAGAGCTTGAGCGTTAAAAGGCTTTTTGACGGGTACGATGTCCACACGGTCATGACTTGCAAGGTCTGTGACTATGGCTCGAAGCGTATGCGGCACACCGAACTTACCGTAAAGTAGGTGACACTGTGAGCGTAAAACAACCGAAAGACGAAAAATATGCAGGTGCAATTAATGTCACTTTGCATTGGAATCCGCAGTTTGCGAAAAACGCAAACGAAAAGGCGCACCAAATACAGTGTGTTATAGACAAAGCGGTTATTAAGTACATGACACCGTATATACCGTATCAGTCGGGCTTTTTGGCAACAAAGGCGCTGACTGCGGAAACGGTTATCGGCTCCGGAAAGATACGGCAACTCGGACCGTATGCACATTATCTGTATGCGGGCGAGATTTACGGTCCGAATATCCCGGTAAAGGAAAACGGCGTTATCGTCGGCTGGTGGAGTCCGCCGAGCAAGACTCCGACGGGCAGACCGCTGACCTATGACACGACAAAAAATCCGCTTGCTGGGTCACATTGGTTCGAGCGCATGAAAGCCGACCACGCAGACGACATCCTCAGAGAAGCGCAGGAAGAGGCGGACAAATGAATATAATCGAGACAGTTAAAAAATTACTTTCTCAGTGCCCTAAAATTGACGATTTTTGCAACGGGTTACATGTCGATTTTTCCGAAAATAAGACCGGAGATTTCGGGCTTTACTCTTCGGGCGACACGCTTACCGGGAGCGACATTTTAGGCAACGAGAAAAGAAAACACAGTTTTGTGCTGTACGCCAACGGCAGACCGTTTAACGAGTTTGACCGACTGGCGCACAGTGCTTTTTTATTGGAGCTGACCTATTGGCTTGAAAAGCAAAAGCATATCGCAGTGACTGCTGTTGTTGACGGCAAAGAGCTGCCGGGCGAGATAACAAAAATGAGCTGCGCGAATGCGATGCTTTTTGCAGTGCCAACAGGCAATGTCAATGACGGCGTGACATATCAGCTCCAAATTTACGCCGAATACACCGTGGAAAGTGAGAACTTTTAATGGCTGAAACTACCAATCAGAAAATAGAGCGCAAATATCTTGCGCACTATATCGATGCGTCTTTTAACGGCACTACCGTTAATTATGTCCGACTGGGTAAAGACCTTGAAGAGTATGCGATTGAGCTGAATCCGGACTCGGAGACCAAGAAGAACATACTCGGCGAGAACTCGACCAATGTCAAGGGCTACGAGCCGCAGGGCTCTGTTGACCCGTATTATGCCTATAGCGGCGACCCGCTTTATGAGCACCTTGCGGCGATTATAAACAACCGCTCGACCGGCTCGGCGCTCGAAACGACCGTCGTTGACGCGCTGTTTAAGACTGACGGCTCTTGTGAGTGGGCATACCGCGAGAATGCTATCATCATCCCTCAGTCGATAGGCGGCGAGGACGGCGTACAAATACCGTTTGAGATACATTACAACGGCAACCGCACGAAGGGCACTTTTAACGCCACCACAAAGGCGTTTACCGAAGATTCGGGCAAATAATCCAAGAGGGACTGTTTCGGCAGTCCCTCCCTTTTTGGGAGGTAAATATGGCACAGAGTATTAACTTTGATGACGGTTTTAAAAGCTATGAAATCAATGGCGACCCGCAGAGAACTGTCCGTATAGATACCGCCGATTACGGACTTATAGAGCGTCTGCGAAACGCTAAAAACAATATAAACGAAGAAATGAAAAAATACGAGAACGTAAAGATAAAGAGCGACGGTTCCGCAGACCTTGACGATGAGACGGCAGCTGACGGAATCCGCGACCTCGGCAAGTTTATCTGCGGTCAGTTCGACTATATTTTCAACTCCGAGGTGTCCGGCGTTCTGTTCGGCACAGCTTCACCGCTTTCAACTCGCGGCGGCGTTCCGCTTTTCGAGCGCGTTTTCAATGCAGTTCTTCCGATTATAGAAACTGACATAAAATCCGAGCAGAAGAAAGCCGAAGCCCGTATCAAAAAGTACGAAGCCGAAGCCGCGAGGTTTAAAAATAGCTTATGATAGGCTATCTTCCGACCACGCTCGAAGTGGCAGGCAAAGAATATTCTATCTGTTCCGATTATCGCGTTGCGCTTGTCATTTTCGAGGCGTTTGACGACCCGGAACTCAATGAGTATGACAAAATGGCGGTTATGCTGGACTGTTTATATAAAGAGCCGGACTCGATACCGAGAGAAGCTTGCAACGAGGCGATTGAAAAAGCGTCGTGGTTTCTTGATGGCGGTGAGGACTATAAAGAAGTAGGTCAACAGCGACAGAAAAAGGTCATGTCCTGGTCTCAGGACGAAAAGATGATTTTTTCCGCAGTAAACAAGACCGCCGGGCAGGAAGTCCGCGCCGTGCCCTATATGCATTGGTGGACATTTCTCGGCTATTTCGCAGAGATTGGCGAGTGCCTTTTCTCGACAGTCCGTTCTATCCGCGAAAAGAAGAACAGACACAAGAGGCTCGACAAGTGGGAGCAGGAATTTTACAAAGAACACAAAAAGATGATAGACATCGAGCGCAAATACTCGGCACAGGAACAGGCAGAACGTGACGCGCTCAATAAACTTTTAGGATAGCAGGGGGGTGATTGAATGGTTGACGGCTCTCTCAAATTTGACACAAAATTTGACACGGACGGCGTGAATAAAGCAACGGACATGGTGAATAAATCGGTATCGCGTATGTACCAGCGAGTAAAGCAAGCTTTCAGCGGCAAGGAAGTCGACCAGTCGTCGGCGAAGATGAAACGGTTGCAGAACAATGTCGATGAAGCAAATGCCAAAGTCGAAAAGCAGATAGCCGAAGTCGAAAGACTGCGCACGGAATATGAAAATCTCAAATCTGACGACGGATATATCGAGCCGGAAGCCGCAAAACCGCTGATAGAACAGGCGGAAACGCTCAAAGCGAAAATCGCCGAAGCAAAACAGCAAGTCGCCGAATATGACAAGCAGTGGGAACATGGCGTTACCGGAGCTGACGGCAAATCCGGCGAGTGGGTTGACAAAGTCCACAGCTTGCAGGCGGAATATGACAAAGTTCTTGAAAGAATCGAAAAGATTGAAAGTAAAGCCGAAGCGAAACACCAGACCGACCGTTCCGCTCAGCTTGCCTCGTCCGAAGCGGCTATCGTAGATGCAGAGAAAAAGCTCGGCGGACTCAAAAGTAAAGCCGATATTGCGAAAACAAAGCTCCGGGAAGCTCTGAGCGCCAAAGCACCTGCGGGATTTAAAAAGAGCTTGACTGGAGCTACTGTCGGTCTTGATAAATTTGTCAAGCGTATAGGCGGTCTTGCAAAGCGAGTTTTCATTTTTACGGTCATAACAAAGGCACTCAGAAAGCTTAAAGAGCTGCTCACCTCTATGACCTCGTCGGACAAGCAGATACAGACCTCTCTTGCCAACATAAAAGGTAATCTCTTGACGGCGTTTCAGCCGATATACGAGTTTGCATTGCCTGCGATTAAAGCGTTACTGCACGCGCTCGAACAAGCATCGGCTTTTCTCGCGTCGTTTACCGCCGCGCTTTTCGGCAAATCTGTATCACAGATGCAGAGAAACGCAAAGGCACTTAATAAGCAAGCAACGGCGACAAGCAAGGTCGGCAAGGCGGCGGAAAAAGCTTCTCGAAGCCTTGCGAGTTTCGACGAGCTGAATCAGCTCAGTGATAACAGCTCAAGCAGTTCAGGCGGCACAGATGCGTCGTCTGTGCCCGCATTCAACACCAATCTCGACGACCTCGACGGAAACATGGCGAAAATAGCGGCTTATGGGTCGATGTTGCTCGGCGTTGCACTACTTATGGTAGGCATAGCGACGGTTAATATCCCCGCGATTATTCTCGGTATAGCACTCATTGCGGCGGGAATAAAAGTCGGACAGAACACGGGTGCATTTTCGAGTATGCCAACATGGGTTAATCAGATAATCACATGGGGGCTGATGATACTCGGTGCGGCGTTGCTTATAGTCGGACTTGTCAAATTTAGCCCGAAGCTTATTCTCGCGGGTATCGCTCTATATATGACGGGCGTCAAATACGGCGAGGCAAGCGGGGCTTTTGAGGCTATGCCCGGCTGGTTAAAGCAGATAATCACATGGGGCGGAATGGCACTCGGCACAGCTCTCTTGGTTGTCGGTATAGTCATGGGGAACATTTATCTTACACTTGCGGGAATTATGCTCCTTGTCACTGGAATGACAGTTGGAGACAAGAGCGGAGCCTTTGAAGCTATGCCTCCGTGGCTCGCGCAGATAGTGACATGGGGCTCAATCGCGCTGGGAACAGCTCTCCTTATAGCGGGTATTGCGACGACAAATATTCCGCTTATAGCGGCAGGTGCGGCGCTTTTCTCCGTCGGTATTGCAACCGGAATAAATTCGGGCGCGTTCTCGGCGGCTTGGAATGCTATCAAATCTTTCGGCAGTCAAATCGCGCACGGTGCAGCCGACCTTTGGAATAAAATAACCTCTGGCGCGTCGAGAATGTGGGATTCAATCAAAAGCTCAGGTCGTGACAAACTCAACGGCATAATTTCGCTCGTTGAACGGTGTATTAATACCGTTGTCAATAAAGCAAATAGAATCTCGTGGAATATTCCCGATTGGGTGCCCGGAATAGGCGGCAAGAAGTTCGGTTTCAATCTGCCTACTGTCAGCATACCTCGCCTTGCAACAGGTACAGTTGTCCCGAGAAACTACGGCGAATACACCGCCATACTCGGCGATAACAAGCGCGAGCCCGAAGTTGTTTCGCCTCTGTCGACGATGAAACAGGCGGTTCGCGAGGTCATGAACGAACTCAGCGGAGATAACTCACGCCCGATATCAATTTCAATTTATACCACGCTCGACGGAAAGGTCGTCGGGCAATCGGTAATTGAATACCATAACGGCGTTGTCAGAAGAACTGGCAAAACGCCGCTCGCGGGGGTGAGCGTATGAGTATAGCCGTAATGAAAATCAAAAAAACGGGTACATCGACATGGAAAACACTTCCCACGCCGATCGGCTTGAAACCCGGAATAAATATCATCGACAGCAGCAAAAGCGGGCGTGACAACAACACGGGAACAATGTTCCGCGATATCGTGACGGGAAAGAACAAATACACCGCTACGATGCCGAGCGGATTGAATAACACGCAGTATGCAGAAATCGCGGACATTATCCTTGCCGACAGTTTCGACTGTTGGTTGCCGAACCCGAAAACGGGCACATTCGGCACAAAGACATTCTACTGCTCGACGCTTGAAGCAGATATAGAGAAGATATACAGCGAGACTCTTTGGACTTATAAAGAGGTCAGCTTCAGTTTGACCGAGATGTAAGGGGGCACGGGCAGTGTATAAGATAATCAACGCGACAAAACGCGCAGCGGTAAGAACTGCTTATGCCAAGCGGACTCGTCACATAATCAACCGGATAACATTCGGACATTATGCGACGGCTCTCGGGATTCGCTCTTTTGTCTCAGATAGGGTCGTCGTAACGGACGGCTTACTGAGCTTGAGCGTGACACAGGTTCTCAACGGAGACGAGGACGCAACGGTCGGAAGTGTGGGCTCAAGCTCCTATTCCGCAACTTTTAATAATCCGTCGCCCACCTATAACTACCGCGACAAGATAGCATTTATCGAAAGTGGTGTGCTTCTAACGGACGGAACATATTATTATACGCCTTGCGGATATTTTGCGACGGAGAAGCCGGAGACGGACGACGACGGAAAGACCTTGACCGTCACCGGCTACGATGAGATAGACAAAATGGGCGGCAAGTGGACGCCGTCCATTACAGTCACCGATACCACGACGCTGAAAGATGTCGTCGAGAATATCGCAAGTATGCACGGCTTGAGCGTGGCATATGTCGATACGGCGGCACAGACCGCCTTGAAAAATCATGTTATCGGCGTTGCAACAGCCGCAGAACTGACGGAGCAGAGCGAGCGAGACGTGCTCGGTTACTGCGTCGGATGCGCGGGAATGTCTGCGCGCATAAACACAGTCGGAAAGCTTTATATCTCGTGGTTTTTTAGTCCGGGCAGTACCTATGACTATACCGTGACGGCGGATGTCCAGTGGGAAAACGGCTTTAAAAAGTCCGCAGAGAGCGCGGTCAAGATAGAAGCGGTCTCTGCGGGCGAGGACGAAGATGTCTACACAAAAGGCACAGGAGTTCCGCTGTCTTTTGCGAATCCGCTTATTGGCCACGCCGAGATAGACGCGATATATACGCGGTATAACGGACGGACTTGGTATCCGTCAACTTGCACATGGCGCGGAGACCCGTGTATAGAGGTCGGCGATATTATCACCGTCAAAGACAAAAACAGCAAGTCATATACCGTCTATGTAGCGCAGCAAGAGTTAGACCTCTCGGGCGGTTTGCAGTCTACAATTATATCTCCCAATCTCGACACAACGGAGATGTCTTTTGACTCCGTCAGCGCGTCCGTAAAGCTTGAACTTAGCAAGGTTCGAAACTCAATGGAGGCGGCAATAAAAGCCGCTACAAACGCTATAAACGGGGCAAACGGCGGATATTATCGTATTCTCGACCTCGACAAGGACGGAAACCCGGACGGCTGGGAGTGTTTCGCGACAGATGGCTTGCAAGGTGTTAAATGCACCTATGGCGGTATAGGCTGCACCACAGACGGCGGCAAGACCTACACCAACGCTATGACCGGGTCAGGTATAAACGCAACGGCTATAACAACGGGCATTATCACAGGCGGCACAAACGGATTCTCTTTTAATCTCGAAACCGGTCACATCAAAGCGTCCGACGCAGACCTAACAGGCGTTTTTTGTGTTAAGGGTTCGGCATATGACCTTAAAATAATCAATACCACTCGACCGTTTGCTGACGCTATAACACAAAGACAGTCGGTGCTTGGCATGACAAGACTATCCGGCGAAACGGAAGCGGGATTTATAGGCTTTTCTGATAGTATTAACTATCCATTCTCTGGTCTCACGTATGATGTCCGTATTGACAGTACAAAAGGTGTTCGCATAGATAGCGGAGATGCCTATACGGACGTTGTTTGTCAAGACGGAAAGGGCTTTCGCGTCCGCGAAAAAGAAAATGGTTTTGGTGCATCGAACAAGTATCTGATAGCAACAAAAGACGAAACATCTGTAAGCGGAACACTTGTGTCGAATCATTTTAGGAATAACGTATTTGCAGGGCTTACGCACTATCGAAACATAGCAACGGGAAGCAATGTGGATGTATGCCGTGCGGACTTTGGAATTGGGATTCCCGCAACCTCGACGCCGTCCGGTGCAATCGAGGTAAGAAACTCCAATGACAAAATAGTTGCTCGCCTTGATGTGTACCCGTCCGGTACTAATTGGGACGGTGCAACGCTGAAAATTGCAGGCATGACATACAGCGCGAAAATATTTGTTGATTCGACTGGCGTTTGGGTACAGTTTGGAGGCAACAAAGCAAAACAGCTGGCATGAACACCATAAGGAGGTAAACCCGATATGACAAAAACCGAACTTGAAAAAAGACTCGGCACAACTCAAGAGACTGCACAACAGCTTGAGCAGGAAACAAAACAGCTGACAAGCCGTCTTGAATATGTCCGAGCGGAGCTTATTAAACAGCTTGGCAAAATTGAGCTGTTGTCCGATATGCTTTCAGAACTCGAAAAACCGCCCACAGAGGGCGAGAACGGGGAGGCGGAAAAAGATGCAGACAAGAACGATAACGGTTGACTATGCCCGCCCGCGTGGCTACGACGTAGGCTATCGCGCGGAAAATAACTTTACCGTGCTTGCCTTGCCTGTGCCCGAAGAGCTTGAGGGCGCAGACAGCTATCGTGTCTACTTTGAGTCGACGGTCGGCGAGTATTTACAAACCGAGCTACTGACTCCTGTGGACGGCTATGTGGCGGTTAAAATTACAAGCGATGTTGTGCCCGAGCCGGGCAACATGGCAGCGCAGCTTGTCGCCTTTGCGGACGGCGAGATAGTCGGCTATGCGCCTATGATAACAGGCTCTGCAAAGGTGTCAATCCCGGAC